CGAATGATCCATTAACTATTGGTGCTCTTGCAGCTGGTACAGGATTTACTCTTATTGATCAAGGTTATAACTCTGGTGTTAGTTCACAAGTTGTTAATAATATACAACTATCAGCTCCTATAGCATTTACTGCGGTAACTAATGCAACACGCCCAGTAGTAAGCACAGCAAATACTGGTGATCTACAAAATGGTGATATTGTATACCTTAGTCAAACAGCAGGTGCAATTGATGCTAATGATGTACTTGGTATTCCATTCCAAGTTGATCTTGTAGTTGTTAATACAAGCTTTAGACTTTCTAATGCTCTTCATAATGCTCCTGGTGGAGCTGGTACTAATGGTTTCTGGCGTAGACAAGTTACCCCTAATACTTTCTATCCTGAATATAGATATATTGTTGATATCATAACTGCTGGTGCTGTTGGTATTCTTAATGCAACAACATTGCAGCCAGTTATTAGAACTTCAGTAGATAGTGGTTATCAAATTGGACAAGAAGTAACATTCAATGTGCCAAGTGTTCTTAATGGTATGGTACAAATCAATACATTAAGTGCTCCTATTATACATCTTGATCCTGCTATACCTTCTGTATTCCAGGTTCGTCTTGATGTAAGTGCATTTACTCCGTTTGTATTTCCTACTAATGCTGCATTAGTACTTGTTGGTAATAGATATACTCCTGCAACAGTAGTACCTGCTGGAATGAATTCTGCTGAAGCTTTAGCAGCAATTCCTCCTGTAGATTTCTTGTCTGATGCAACAGTTAATCAATTAATTCTAGGCATGCAATTATCGGGTGGTGCTACCGTAGGAGCCAATGCTGGTCCTGCTGGTGCTGCTGGTGATGCAATGTTCTGGGTAGCAGGGAAATCTTTCTCTGTTGATAATACGATCTAATTTCATAGGGCGGTAGAAATATCGCCCTTCTTAAAAAGGAAAAATTTATGTACGCAGCAAAAAAAGCAGTTATATCCAAAGAGAAAGAAGCAGAACGTAAAAAACAACATACTAAAGATCATCAAATGGTTAAAGGTAGATTTACCTTTAAAGAAGTTCCTGGTGGTGTTCTTTGCTTCTCTTATTTTAAACACAAGGGTGATGAGGTTCTACGTTACGAGTTGAAAGATGGAGATATCTATACTTTACCTTATATGGTAGCAAAACATCTCGCTAAAGATGTATTTACTGAAGTGTTTCAGAATCAAGTTGATAAAGATGGTAAACCAATCCAAGTAGCAACTAGCAAGATTCACCGAACTGGATTTGAACGTCTTGATTTTGATGAAGATATATTTGTTAAACCTGATGCAATTACTATTGAGTATGAAGAAGTAATTTAAGGAATTAATATGCCACCTTTGCCTGCTAATTCAATATCAATCCCCACATTTAGTCCAAGGGTGGCAATTGTTGTAGATATTCTTTCTATTGATTCACGTGAAACACTTATTGCAACAGAAAGCCCTCATACATTTGTTATAGGACAATCAGTAAAGATTATAATTCCACCGCCAGCACGTGCAACTATGACTAATCCTGCATATGATTATGGAATGCCTGAAATTAATAATATGATTTTAACAATTACAGATATTACATCTGGAGGTCCTGATCAGTTTTTTGTTGCCTTAGATAGTAGATTCTTTGAACCATTTACCGAACAATTTAATGCTACTCAGTTAGCACAAGCAGTTCCCGTTGGTGAATTGAATTCTCATTTAGATGGAGCATGGAGAAATATTTTACGTCCAGCTTAAATTTTTTGCTTGATTTAAAATCCCCAATGATAGAGTAACTATCATACAACGATTTTAATATAGGGGTCAGTGTGGCAAACTCTACTTTACAAGCTATTAGAACAAAAATTAGACGGGTAACTGGTTCCCTGTCTCCTAATCAGGTGTCTGATGTAGACATAGATGAATATATAAATACATTTATTGCATATGACTTTCCTGAAGAGATACGTACATGGACCTTACGTGTAACCCTTACTTGGTATTGCCAACCTTATATAGATACATATGCAACTGATGCTACAGGGATTGGTCCATTACAGAACTTCGATCAAAATTATATTAATACACATCCGCCGGTATATGCGGCTGGTTATAAGTTGCTTTATACACAATCACGAGAAGAATTCTTTAATTACTGGCCATTTACTAATGCTATACAGATGATCTCTTCTGGTGATGGAATTACTACTGATTTTGTAGGTACATTGACTTCGGGTGTTCCAGTACTGAGAAACAATGTTACCTTTGCTTCACTTGATGGGAATAACAATGGATTACAACTTGCTGATGATGGTAATGGGAATTTGGTTAATCCTAATGGTGGTGTGGGTGCTGGTCCAAATACTATTAATTATATAACTGGTGCTTATCAATTAAGTTTCCCAACTCCTCCTGGTGCTCGACAAGCAATAAACTCAGAAACATTCCCATATACTACGGGTAGACCAACTACTATGCTTTATTATGGTAATAAGTTCACTATACGTCCTGTTCCTAATCAACCCTATCCTATTATTATGGAAGTTGATGCAAGACCTACTCAATTACTTGATGCTGGACAAAGTCCTCAACTTGAAGAATGGTGGCAATATATTGCATATGGTGGCGCATTAAAATTATTACAAGATAGATCAAATTATGAACGTGCTGCTGAAATAATGCCTGAATTCCATAAACAAGAACTACTAGTACTTCGTAGAACAACACAGCAACTATCTAATGAGCGTTCTATGACAATCTATACACAACAAGCAAACATTGGCGGATGGAATAGTCCATTTGGTAATGGTATATATTAAAAAGGATAAATAATGGCTTATCAACCAAATATTCCAAGACCTACCGATCAATTGAATAATTCACAAGGTGATATACAAGAAAACTTTCAAGAGATCTTTGATTTAGTTGGAGTTAATCATTTTGAATTTGATACTGCTAATGTAGGAAAGCATACACAAGTAACATTACCTGTTAATGTACCTACACCTACATTAATAAATGAAGTTAGTATATTTTCTCGAATAAGTGCTAATACAAATGCCCCTGAAATTACATGGCAAAGAGCAGCAGCAGGGATAATAACTGAAATGACAGCAGCTCAAATTGAACCTCTTACTCCATTTACCGGATGGAGCAGAACTGCTTCTGGTCTTTTATTAAAATGGGGAAAAGGAACAATAGATGCATTTTTAACACCTAAAGTGATTGCTTATCCTTTAAATACAAATGGTCTTCCTGCTCCTGTATTCACAACAGTATTTACTGTACAACTTACAGCAGCTCCAACAATAGCACAGGGAGGGTCAATAGTGTTTTTAGATGGTAGTGCTCCTATAGGACCTTTAAATTTTACTGCTGTAGGACAATCAGTTGTTATTCTTTCTACAGCACCATTTGATTTCTATTATTTAGCCGTAGGAATATAAATGCCAAATCCACTACAAAAGTTTCTCATAGCTCCATTAAAATCAGGACAGGAAACTGTTATAAAACCATGGCTTATTTCTAATGATGCTTATGCAGAATTAAGAAATACTTATGTGTGGCGTGGACGTGTTAAGAAGCGTGTAGGTGGTAGAGTGATGGACCAATCACAACCAGAACAAGAACAGCAATTATTTACACGATTACGTATTGCTGTTGGTGTTACTGATCCTATAACTGGAAATTTAGCTAGTACGGTTCCTGGTTCTGTGTATGCAATAGGTCAGATGTTTTCAATTAGTGATTTTACATTTACTGTTAATCAATTGGGTACACCTGCTAATCTATTATTTATTCCAGGAATAGTAACATCAGCAACCTACAATACTAATACGGGAGCATTTTCTTTTGTGGGTGCACCTGTAGGAAGAACAGTATATTTTTATCCAGCAACACCAGTTATGGGTATACAATTATATAATCAAATACAGATCAATGATGAAAAGACTATAGCTTTTGATACACAATTTTCTTATGAATGGTCATTAGGTTTTGGATGGAATAGATCAGGTGGTGTTCCTGGATTATGGTCTGGCTCAGATAGTGATTTCCATTGGACTACAAATTGGCGAGGTAATGATTCATCTAATTATCTTATGTTTGTGGTAAACAATAATGCTCCTGATGGCATTCAGTATTTTGATGGAACTGATTGGCATTTAATGCCTCCTCCTGTTATTAATAATGCAGGAAATACTTTATTAACATCATTAATGGTTATTCCATTTAAAGATAGATTATTATTTCTCGGTCCTACATTTCAAGTTGGTGTTAGTCAGGTTACTTATGCAAATGCAATAATATTCTCTCAAGCGGGTAGTCCATTTGCCGTAAATGCATTTAATACTGATATTGTTGGCAAAGGTATATTTCTTGTTGCACCAACAAAAGAATCTATCATTTCGTGTGAATTCTTAAAAGATCGATTAATTATATTTTTTGAAAATAGTACATGGGAATTAGTATTTACAAATAATACCGCATTTCCATATGTTTTTCAGAAGATTAATACTGAACTTGGTGTTGAGTCTACACATTCAATAATAGCATTTGATAAAGTTACAATTGGTATGGGAAGTACTGGATTACATGCATGTTCTGGTGTAAATGTACAAAGAATTGATGATCTTATTCCTTATACAGTATTTGATATTCAAAATATAAACAATGGCCCACAAAGAGTATATGGAATTCGTGATTATTATGAAGAATTATGTTATTGGACCTATCCTTCCTCTTCAGCATCATACCAAGCAGATGATGTATATCCTAATCGTCTTCTTGTTTATGATTATGCTAATAAAACTTGGGCATTTCATGATGATAGTATTACTGCCCTTGGTTTTTTCTATCTCCAAGATAATTTACTCATATGGCAAAATATCACGTCTACTTGGCAAGAATTAACTCAAACATGGATAGATGGAGAATCTGATCAATTATTTAGATCTATTCTTGCTGGTAATCAACAGGGATGGACATTTATAGTACAACCAGATTTAGTGCGTAATTGTATGTCACTACAAATAACGGATATGACTATTGATGTTAATCAACAATTTGTTACATTGACTATTATTAATCACAATTTACCTAATGATTCATTTATTTTCATAAATAATATTACTTCAGATAATGCTAGTCTAGAAAATTTACTTAATAAAACTATTCAACAAGTTGATTATGTTGATGAAAATACAATAAACATTATAATTCCTGCACCATTTGCAGACACATATTTTGGTGAT